CCACAGGTTGAGCATTGATGCTTTGTGTAATTGTCCACTTGCATCGAACTTGCAAAAGCCTCTTGGTGTTCATCTGAAGAACGAACTGTATCATCGATATGCTTGAATATAGATTCATGCGTGTAGGTTCCCTCTGCCGGTGTAGTAAATCTACAGGAAGAGCATCGCCATACTATCTTTTTAAGATACTTTCGTTCTGCATGTGTTTCATCAAGAACCTTCAATGTGCTTCCATCAACAGTATCCAGAAGATTTACTCCTCGACCTCTATCAGTCTCGTAGCGAGCAAAGGTAGCATAGTCACTTCCACTAGATACAAATTGTCCTTTCAGACTTTCATATTCAGTTTGACTGACTTCACGTTCTCTGCCACTTCTGTCTGTGATGATTGGCATAGCTTAGATTGTCGCTGCGGAGTCAGAGTAAATCTCTACGCCGTGCGAGTCTGCCCTTTCACCTTCAGACCATTCTTGGAAGATTCCTAATTCAAGGACTCTAGCTGAGTGGTCAGGTTGTTCGGTAGCTTCAGCTTCATTAGCCATGACAAGTACCAAAGCGTCTTGGTTGAAGATGGCTCCCTTGGAGTCACCACTTGAGTCACGCTCAATGTTTGCTGCATTGAAGATTTGGATTGAGTACAGGCGGTCAGAACCTGCCCACCATCGGTGGATCAGTTCTTCAGTAAAGCCTGTAGTCGTTCCACGAGGCGATGTGTCCGTCACATCAGCAATGATGTCGCTGATTTGTTCAGGATGCAACGCTGCGTTGTATGGCATTGGTGCTGGACCGTATGAAGAATCATTGTCTGTCATAAGGTATGCAGCAGCCCCACGGAAGTGAGTAATGTCCAGAGCAAGAGATGCACCAGGAGTGGACTTGGAAAAACCATCGTAAAGAGCGATGACGTCCTTGTCCATTCGTCGGCGCAAGCTCGCACCAAGCATTTCACCTGTGCCAGCCATTACATTTTTATCACCTTGACGGCGAATAAGTCTCTTGGAGAGTGTGGCAATAATGCCATGCTCCGCAGGAGTAATAGACAGAGAGTTGGTAACCAACTGTTCGCTTTGAGCTAGGTCAACACCCTCAGTGAGAGCATTAGCGTCGCTTAGGCGAGCATAGGTGAGTACATCCCATTGCTTGTGACCCTGTGGTATCCGCTCGTTTCTGACTAAGTCAGCGTTTGGAGCAGCAGGCTCAAATGCATCAAATGCACTCGCTACCAAGATTTTCTGTCCACTAGAAAGATTACTTGTGGATGAAAGAGATAATCCTGTAGCCATCTATGGCCTCCTATTTTCTAAAATTTAAATCTGATCCAACGGATTTCAGTCTTTGATCACGTTCCTGAGAAGTAATGTTCCCAGCTATGTAAGCATTTAAGACTTCATCCTCATTAGAAAAGGAGGTTGACTGCGCTGGCCCAGGCTCGACTGGCGGATTCGCTGTTCTTGGTTGTGCTGGTTGCTGTGGCGTTGGAGGTGGAGCCACAGGTGTAGACACATTAGAACCGAGTGCCTCAAGGCTTCTAGTAAAACGCATCAATCTCTGAGCTTCACTCAACGTGGAGTCCTGCAAAGCAGCATAATCAATACGCTGATCATAAGGATTTACTCCATATTGTTGAGCAATAACCCTTGCCCCCCCAAGAGGATCTTGGCCTGTTTGAGGCTGGGCATAAGTAGCTTGGGCATCTGCAAAGGCTTGCCCTAGCTGTTCATCAATTTGTTGCTCACTGAATCTCAACTGCCTTAGTCTCTGTAATTGTGATTCATCAAGCTCAGGTGCTTGAAGAAGTGCATCTAATTCCTGCTTCACATTCTGTCGTGTAGCAGCCATAGAGTCAGTACGAATACGATTAAGGCCAGTATCTATCTTGGACTGTAGTCCAGATACCTGCCCCATCACTCCACCCATTTGTGCTTGTACTACCCTGCTAATCTGATTTAGCTGCTCAGGAGTAAAGCCATTCATTTCTGAAGTGACTGATTCCTGTTGTAAATCAAGATTTGCTTGACCCTGAGAGATAGGGTCTTGGATTACTTCTTCACCAATATTTTCGTTGGTGGTCATTCTTGCCTCCTATCACATCCCCAAAGGCTTTTTAGCCTTGGATGGATGAGACTACCCACTTCATATGGGGTTCTTAACCATATATTGTGCCTATATCTTGTAGTAGTTGTGTGTTTAATGTCAATAAAGTATCTAATCAATACTCAACATAAATGGATCAAAGTCTCCAGATTCTATGACAGCCTTACCTAGTTTTTGATTTTGTTTGTTTCTCAAGGTGGTAGTATAACCAAACTTATAGAGCCAAGCATCAAGAGCAGGACTCTCATCCCTCATTGCTTGCCTAGTACTAGTTTGTGCTTTTTGTATTCTTTGCAGAATTGGGTTTTGTTTTAGCATTTGTTCTGCCTGAGAACTTGTCTGATTCTTTTTATATTGATTCCAAAGCTGTACCACTTCAGGACCTTGCTGTTCAGCTATCTGGTTACCTACCTCCCAGTAAATACGGAAAAGTTCTTGGCCTTCTGTAAGTTGGCGTATAGATTGGCTTAATCGAGATTTATTGCTATCTACACGCATAATAACCTTATTCCATATTTCTTGGAATGATTCAGATTTGCCTGCACTTGCAAGTTGCTTTTGCAATCTATCTTTAATATCAAGAATACGTCTTTGGCGTTCTTCATGATTGTATTGACCATATTCATCATGGAGACTAAAAGTTTCACCAGTATTGTTATCAACTTCATCAGGTCCAAGAGAAATACGAGAAAACCACATATCTGCAAAAATTTCTTCTATCATCTGTGGTTCTTTTTTATCTCTCTGCGCCTGTTCAGCAAAGTGACCTAGAACTGGTTGGTATATTTCCTGATTATCAATCGTAGAGTAAGCAACACCTAAAGTATGACCGAGTGCTGAAAGGCTTTCCCTGAAGTTTCTTGGGCTAACCTTTCCAGCTTCAAAACCTTCCGATAGTTTCCTTGCATCAGTATCATACTCGTCTCTTGCTTTTTCTTTTTCATTCACATATTGAGATATTCTTAGATATATATCTTCTTCACCATCTAGACCATGCGCTCTGAGTTGAGTTTCAAGTCCTACAAGAGTAGGATCACCTGGGTAAGTTCCATTACCCTCTCTGATAAATTTGTGCTGAACTGGCTCTAACTGATCCCATTCTTTACCAAACAGAGTATTCGCTACAGTATCACGCCTTGATTTAACTTTATCTAGAATGAAATGAGGAATAACACGCATACCAGAGGCTTCAGCAGGTATTGTAAGCAAAAGGCTAGCTGGGTTTTCGTTAGCAACTATATCAGGCCCCATGTAATCAACTACATCTTGTGCCCAAATAGGTGTTAATCTCCTTGCTAATCCCATACCAAAATTCAATCCCTGTTCAGAAGAAAATCCAGGTCTAACCGGTCGACCAATAAAATCTCTTCCTGTAAATAAGTCAAGACCATAGGACAAAGAAGGTGATAACCTTCCTCTTGCAAAACCTGCTAATGGGTTATCACTTGAATCTAGACTAAGCAATTTTTCAGGATTCTCATCTTCTATTGTCTGGTGATAGACTTTAGCTCCTGTTCTCATCATTTGAAGCCAAATTGGACCAAAGCCTACATCTTGCCCAGCTATCTCTACGCTCATAAACTTTTTATCTCTTGGATCAAATTTTGGTTCCTGACCTAAAGCAGTAGCTTGTATATAGTGCATAACGCTTCCTGCCGTAAGTAATGAAAAGATTGCTTTTCTTGCTTCAGAACCTCTGATGCCACCTTGGAAGATATCTGCTAAAAGACCGAATGAACCTCTATAGTATCGAGAGGCAAACAAAAATGTTCGTTCCACAGCAGCCTGTCCTCCACGTATGCCAATACTTGCATTTGGCAATACTCCAGTCATCTTATTTATGACAGAAGCCATTTCGTGAAGGTATTGATCTGGATTTACACTAGACTGTTGCGCTTTTCTTAAAGCAACAGGTTTGAGTGCCCTGTAAAGCTCCCAACGAATATAATCACCAAACCCATTAAAAGCTCTAGAAGCTCTTTCTGCTAAATCTGAAACAACTGGAATCTTATTACGCCTAAGAATACCAGCCCTTTCACCATATTGAGCCATACCACCAGCAACTTGTTCTGCATCACTTATGCTGATACCTATCCTAGCCATTTCTTGAAAATCCAAAGCATTGGCTGTTTTTACTTTATCTAATGCTACTGGATCAAAAAGAGCTTGTGCTGCGAGTTTTTGACCTCTAGCCCATGTAGCAGGATATCGCATCATAGTAAGAAAACCTTGAATCATTCCAGCACCAAGGTCAAACCCAGTTAATGCCATCCTTCCTATATCGTTAATATCACCTAATTTGTTCATAAAATCATTTGATTGCTTATAGAAAAATTCATCAATTTCATTTGCTATTTCAGGAACAAATTCCATTCCTCCAAATGCAGGAGTTGAGGCAAGTCTTCTTTTTTCGCTCCTCATTAGAGGCAAGTCTTCTTTTACCTTATCCCCTGCTTCTTTAAGTATTCTTCTTGCATCAGGAATTTGAGCGAAAACATCATCATTAAGTTTATTTAAAGCAGAAGTTCTTAATTCGTCATTTGTTTCCTTGAGAACATCATCAAGTCTTTTACCTAAATGACCGAATCTTTTAATAATAGCAACCCTAGTACCTGGCTTGAGAGTAGCTCCCTCCGTAACATTTCTTATTATCTGCTTCATAGATTCTAATCTATCAACATCACGCCTAGCAGTAATAGCAGCATCTATAAGAAAATTATGGGTATTATCAGCATTATTAAGAGCGTATCCCTTAGTTTTCAATATATCCACTAATTTCTTATCTGCCACAGTACGAGTGACTCCACGCAAAAAGATTGCAACACTGGCTAATGGATCAACAAGATAATCAGTCAGGTTCTCAACACCCTCAATAGCAGACTGATAAATTCGTTCATGTAAGAAAGATTCTTTACTTCCTAAAGTTTTTCCTGAATTGGATCGTAATCTCAAAGCATCTTCCAAAGAACTTAGTACATTCCTTGGGAACCAGACTTCGCCTTTACGCAGTCCTACTTCTGTGATATTAATCCCAGCTTCTTCTATCATTGCTGCGCCATCTTGAAGAATGTCTGTAGTTGTGGTTAGAAATTTTTGTTGGTCTTTATTAAGTTGTTTCCATATTTGTGGCAATCTGTATTGCTGACCAAGATCTAGATAATGGATTGGTTTACCATCAAGACCTTTAATTCCTTGAACAAACCCACCTACACTTCTAGATACTTCTTCGTCTATAACGCCTTCTTTCAATAACTTCTTTGCAGTAGCAGTTGGTACTGGTGCATTAACAAAAGTAAATGGAACTCCTTGTGATATAAGAGGTGATATCCCTACTTTTCCTATATTCGCTCCATCACTTACAAGCGTTTCATAAGCATTTAATATTTTGCCCACTTCACTTTTTGAAGCTACTGTTGGATTCATATAAGTTACTACTGAGCCTACTGCTGGGATTTTTTCTAGGCGTTCCCCTATTTCTCTCATAGCATTGGGGTGCATCATCAAATCCATTCGTTGCTCTATGTCCATTAATCTGCCTAATGGTCGAACCTTGCCTACAGTAGCTTTTGGTGCTTTAGCTACTGTAGGTAGCACATCAAGTGCGCCACCTAGCTTCCCTCCTACTTTTAATCCTTTTGCTACATAACCAACAGGAATAAAGTTTAGAGGATCAAGTGCTAATTCCATTGCGGTGTATACCCCAAATGGTAAGTCTGTTTCTTTTAGGGCTTCTCTGACTTTTCCTCTACGTTCAGGCTGAAAGATCATAGCTAATGGGTTTCTTGCGCCTGCTTCACGTAATTCTTTCTCACCAGCCTGCTCTCCTGGCACAAGGCCGAATATATTGCTAAGTGCAACACCCATTGCAGGTCTGGCTACGTGCTTGGCTGGGTACTCAAGGGCTTTACTAATAAATCCCCATGCACCATTATCAAACCATCCGTCATCAGTCTCTATAGGTGGTTCAGGAAGAGTGGTTTGTAAGTCAGAGAGAGAAGCATTACGAGAACGTAATTCATCCTGGACATTAATAACTGATTGAGGATTATTACCATACAGGAATTCCTTAGCATTTTTTTTTGCTTGTAGAGCAGCTAACCGAGATTGATAATCACCCATATGATTCAATACATCTCTATTAGGCTGGCTTTGATTTAATAATTTTTTTATTAAATCCTCTGGATTTGGAGGTGTTGGATAATTAACCATAACTTCTTATGCAAACCCAAATTGTGCTACCTGTGGAGCAGGTTGTCCTTGCAACATTAAACCAAGAAAAGGTCCTATACTTGAAGCAGGTATACTGCCACTTGTTAATAGAGAAGCTAGCTCTGGGTTAACAGGAATTCCTCTTGATTGTAGAATAGAAATTACTAAACCACCCATTGCTTGATTAGCTTCTAATTTTCTCTGTTCTTCAGAACGTGATAAGCCACGTTCATATTGTTGTTGTTCCTGTGCAAAAGAACGCTCCCATTGTTTTTGCGCTTCTCCAGATTCAAATTCTGCTTCTGCTTGCGCTGCGTTGATAGCTCTTTGTTTATTAAGTGCATCGAGTTCATCACGAGCTAATTTATCTTCCTGTTCAGCTATTATGAAATCCTGATCTAGCTTCGCTTGGAGAGCCTCTCTTTCAGCACCGGTTGTTACTTTTAATGCTTTATTCTCTGCATCGAGGCTCAATATGGTATCCCTGCTTTTCTGTACCCTATCAAGCTGTACATATAGCGCATTTGCTCTGCCTTCCCACCATAGTTTCAACTCATCAGATATGTTTGGATTATTAGCTTGCTGCGATGCGTCAGTATATAAAGCATTAATTCTGTTGACTTCAGCATCCAGCAATGACATATCCTCTTCAGTTAAACCTTCTCCTCTTGCCCTATTTCGTAATGGGCCAAAGTCAGCAAGAGCGTCATCTTCTATATCAGGAAGTTGTATTGATCCGCCATCTGTTAAATCAGTTGGGGTTGGAGTTTCTCCTGTTGCACCAGGCTGCAATGTGAAGTCAGGAGAATAGTCTGTTCTGCCTTCCCCTAAAACCCCCATTGCCTCTAAAGCAGAAGAGGTTGGACCTAGCCTATAATCACTTGGCTGAAGCACATCTTCGATTCCTCCAAAAACTCCTGTAGTTGGAGCCATTGTTCCTGTCATCATAGCTTGGGCAATAAGATTTGCGTCTCCCTGTTGCCTGTTTAATCTATCGGATTCTGCTTGTTGTCGTTCTCGTTCTGTTCTTCCAGAAGCCTGTTGTAAGAATCCTAATGGGTTAGCTATTTTGAAAGTGCTGCCAAGTGCGCTTTTAACTCCTTTTAATGGATCACTTTGTGCTGCGTTCCAACTTCTCCTTGCTCCTTCAATAACTGTTCTACTTGGAGTACGCCCACGGCTTTGTTCTTTATAGCGTTGTATAAATGCTGCTTCATCGAATGTTTCTACGCTGCCTGATCCTGGGCCTCCTCGTGGATATGTCTCAGTAACGATACCGCCATTAGCCATACCAACTAGACCAAGCGTTTTGGCTATGTTATCTGCTTGGCCTTCTGGTAAAGGGATTACAGCGTCACCCGGCTGAAGCATAGCAAGCTCAGGCCCTTGCTCTCCTACCAGTGCCATCATGGGCTGGTTTATTTGTCCGCCACCTGCGAGAGCAGCGAATGGTAGCATATTCAGTGGGTTTCCACCCATCATCATTTGCTGTTGATTTGCCTGTGCTTGCTGTTGTTGTCCTCTTGCTTTAGTACGTTGACTAGGAGAGAATGCAGTATTCCGACCGCCACCCATGACCATTTCTGGCCCCCTTTCACCAACAATCGCTGCTGTTGGTTGAGTAACTATGCCACCATTTGCCATAAATTGTAATCCACCACCGCCAACATTATTAGTAGGTAATTGAATACCAAGTAATTTCAATAGAGCTTGTAAAGAATTTTCACCTTGCATCTGACTGCCAGGAATCTGAGGTTGTTGAGCTTGATTACCAAAAAGCAGTTCATCAAGATACCCCATCTCTGATCTACCAAATGCGTCTTGATATTCTTGTTGCGCTCTACCATAGGCAGCAGGGTCATCTTGGTAACTAGGAACTCCTGTAAAAAAGTCAGTACGAGAAGGAACCCCTCCTAATTTAGAAAGATCTCTCGTTGCTACATCCCCGATATATTCACCTGTTGCACTATATTGTTTTGCAGTACCAGCGATGCTTTTTTCCCAATCCTCTTGAGCTTTTCTCGAAAGCTCCTGAATACTAAGCCCAGACCCAGATGGGTCTGCAAAAGGATTAACTTCTCTTTTACCTGCTGGATTCAGAGTATCTTGATAAGGATTCATAGTTTGACTAGATGGAAGAGATTTTGGTTTAACCATTTAATTCCCCTTCAGCATCTTGTCTATATCTGCTGGTGTAAGTTGCGTCTTTGCAGTCTGGTAACCTGGTGGGTTAGGCATACGTTTTAGAAATGACTGTATCTGCTCAAACGCTCTGTTTGCAGCAATAAATGCAGGCTCATTAAAAATATCTACACTTTTATCGTCTGGCATTACCCTGCTCTCCCACCTGAAGGCATAGCAGCACTACCGCCTGCTGCGCCACTAATTATACTCCCAACTGCATCAATGCCACCCATAGTGGTATCTCGTCTTTGGTTTGTTTCTAATCGGTCACGTTGTATACCGGCTTCACCAGGTCTAGGAAGCTGACCAAGACCAGGTTGGAACTGCCCGATATTTTGTCCACCACCCATAGGCTGATCTGCCATCTGTGCTAATTGACCAAGCAAGCCAAATCTCTGAGCAGCAGCCTGTATTTGAGCAGCTAAGAATTCCTGTGATTGTAGAATTCTTTCTGCTGCCATCTCATTCTGCATTTCCAGTGGGTTCATTATACCGGCTCTGCGTTGTGCTTCAGCCAGAGAAATAATTCCTGCGCCATGCAGGTTCTGAGCCAAGATAGCTTCACGCTCCCTTTCTTCAGGAGCCTCAGCTTTTAGGGTTACAATGTTTTCTACAAATCCCCTAATATCCTGTGGACTTATAGCCTGGTCAAAGTTATGTACCTCTGATCGTGCATGAACTGTAATTCTTCCTTTTATCTTATGTTCCACTAACTTAGCAAAGTTGCTATT